CTATTTATAAACTGGTAAATATTTATAAATTGTTTTTATATTCACTTCAAATACATCTGCCAACTGCTGCCGAGTAGCCCCCTTATCCAGCATTCTGCGGCACCGCTCCACAACCTCAGTGGTCATTACCCGACGGCGTCCTCCAACTCTCCCCTGCTCCCTCGCTGCGGCTAAACCGGCTCGGGTACGCTCGACGATCAGCTCACGTTCCATCTCCGCCAGGGCGCTCATGACGTGGAAGAAAAAGCGTCCTGCTGGCGTACTGGTATCGATGCTGTCAGTCAGGCTGCGGAAATTCACCCCTCGCGCCTGCAGCTCCGACACGAGCGTAATCAGATCGCGCACGCTGCGGCCAAGCCGATCCAGCTTCCAGACCACCAGCACATCACCCGGTCGGAGTCGCCGTAAGGCGCGCTTTAACCCTGGCCGCCGGGCATTCTTCCCGCTGGCCATATCCTCGAAAACCAGCTCACATTCTGCGCGGATCAGCGCGTTTTTCTGTAAATCGAGGTTTTGATCCCCTGTAGAGACGCGTGCATAGCCAATCAGCATGTTGTAACCCTTTGAAATAGCTGATTGTAAAAAGCCGCGGCCATTCGCTCAAACCCTCGTTTGGGCGAACACCGTTTTGGAGCAAAAAACATGGCCGAACTTAACCCGCCTTTGGGAACGACGACGCCTGAAATATTCCTGGATAACGTCAAGCGCGCTGACGAGCTGGTTAACGGTCCGGCCGGAACGGTTAACGACCACGCAGGCGAACCGCTCGATACCTGGCGCCAGATGATGGCTAAGAATGACGAAGTTCGGCAAAACATCATCCCGCTCAGTAAGCAGTATCAAACGCTGGAGGCTGCACAGGCGGATATCGCGAATATTCCGGTGGGCTCGACCACGTACTACCGTAGCCCGGACGACAGCGCGCTCGCAATCGAGGTGATGAATGTTGGCGGGACGCTGCAGCCTACCGGGCGAAAAATGCCTTCTCAGCAGGCTGTAGACCAGATCAGACAACAGATTAACTACGACGCTGTGCAGATCCTTAAAAGCGCCTATGACGAAGATGGCAATGTTTATCTTCTTCTCGATGAGTTTGGTGAGCTTTTTATTGCGAACCTCGGTCCGGTTTCAGTTCAGGAAAAGTTCAGAAAGCTGGATGCGCTAATTCATAAAGACCGCGCTGCTAACCTGCATGAGTTTCCGGACAAAAATGCAAACGTACCCGCTTTTATTGATGAACTGGGTGATTTGTATATCGCTGGCCTGGGCCCCTTTTCTGTTGCACAAAAAATCAGAGCCATCGAATCTTCAATTGTTAATAACGATGAACATGACATAACGCACCAGTACGATTTCAACGGGCGTCTGATTTCCTTTCAGGATGCTTTTGGGGAGGTGTTTATCCCCGGTCTTGATAAATCAGTTCAGGAGTCGATAAAGGGGATCAGGGAGAACTACCAGCGCGACCGTGCGCCGCATATTCGCCGCCTGACGGATGCACAGAACCGGGCGCTTGAATTTACTGATGAGGATGGAAGTTATTATCTGAAGGGGTTTGGTGGAAAATCGCTGGAGGAACATTTTAACTCGCTCAAAAAGCGCGTTAACACGCTGTATAAGGCGAAAGCGATTTTTGATGCCTGGCTGGACTTTGGTATTGACTGGAACGGTAACGAATCCATCTCACTGCAGATGCAGACCGCAGTCAACCAGGTAAGCAAGTTACCATATGGTGGCGAAATCGTTTTTCGCCCTGGCGTATATCGCCTGCATACCTATATCACTGCGAAACCTAACGTGACGATCCGCTGCGTTCCAGGCGCGGTATTCATGCCGATGCTGGCAAATGCCGCGTTTTATTACCGTTCGCCGCAGGAAATCTACCTCGAAAACTTTAACCTGATTGATGTCGAGATCGACGGTTCTGAACAACTCTCGCCATCCTATGACGTGGGGGCAAAAGGCACATATCTGCAGTATTTCCGTCAGTGTATGTTCCTGCGCTGTAACGTTCACGACACCGGAGCTACCGGCATCGGCAACGATTATCCTGACCGATCTTTTGTTCTGGACTGCCAGACGGATAACTGCGGACGCCTGGCACCTGACGGCAGCGGCGGTGCTTCCGGAATCGGGATCGGCCTGGGTGCCATGCAGGACGAGCCCTTGATTGTGGCGCGTACCATTAACCGCAACAGCAAAAACTTCGGCATTTTCTTTGAGCAGCAGCGCCTGTCAGGGCCAGGTCAGCCTTACGTTTCCCGGCAGATTATCGTGTCCGATGCTGTGTGTACCGGAAACGGGCATGGGTTTGGCGACTGTGCGCATCCGGACTGGTGGTGGTCAACGGCCAGTTCAATGACAACCTCAAAACCGGTATCAGCATTGATGCAGGGACGCTGGCTAACAACGGTATCGCTCCCCGCCCGGGTAAGAACGGGCTGATGCTGAACTGTCAGGCTGAGCGTAACGGGGTGACCGGGCTCCATTATGACTCGACCAAAATACAGGCCGATGGCGGCTATTCATTCTCTGACTTGCACATCAACGATAACGCCCAGGATGCGATTTTAATCGAGGCTGGCGATAACACCCTGGCGGATGTTCGCTTCGGCAATATGGATATCAAAAACAACGGTCGTTATCCGGTGAATATTGCCAGTGGTACCTTTACCGACCTCGACTTCACGAATCTTCGCATGCTGCGAAATGGCGGCGATACCGCGTTTAAGCTGGACGGCAATATCACGCGGGGCTCGATTCATGGCTGTAAGCTGCGTTCACAGAATGGCGCTGCAGCGATTACCGGCGCAGGGACTATTAGCCATTTTGACATCGCCGAAAACCAGTACACCGACACCAACAGCAACCCCATCAATCTCACCGGCACACTGACTAATGTCACTTACGGCCGCAACCCAGGACTGGAGTAATTATGTCTTTAAAAACCGTATCCAATATGATTTATCAGGGTGATATCGCTGATCTGCCGCCGCTGGACGGCTCCGATGCCGCGAGGTGGCGTTTACTATGCCGACCTGGTGAACAGCCTCTTTGTCAGCAAGCCGGATTCAAATTTCTCGAAAAACCGTAATTACGCCACGGCCCTCTCTTTCACCCGTACCACGCTGGCATCCTTCATCAGTGCCGCAGGGAATCTCGAATATGCGGCCATCAATACACCACGTATCGATCGCCATCCGGCGACCAGAAAGATTCTTGGTATGCGGGTGGAGAACTCGGCGACGAACTATGCACTGAGTGCACTGGATCAGACCGCCGCGAACTATGTGCCGTCGGGCCTGACGGTATCCGCGCCAGCTGCCGGGTGGTGTACCCTTACCGAAAGCACCATGAATGAAGCGCATGTGCTCATGGATAACCAGAGCACGATTGATCCGACCCTGTATAACGTGGTGTCCCTGTTTGCTAAAGCCGGGTCAGCACAATACCTGCAGATTCAGGTTTTAGGCGCAGGGGCTCAGGCGTTCGCTAACTTTGACGTACGCAATCAGAAGGTTACCAAAATGGGCCGTCTTGCCGTCAGGGCCAACATCTTCCAGGGTTTCAATGACAGCGCCCGGTGTGTGTTGTGTGTGAAAGGAAGCGGGAATACTGTCGGCTCGGTTAAATACAGCCTGATTAACGATCCGCTGGCAGAGCCGGATGTCGCCTACGTCGGAACAGGGCGGACCATGCAGGTCAGTCTGATGCAGATCGAGAAGAACACCTATCACGCCAGCTCCGCGTTCTTTCCTGATGGCGCGGTAGGTGGCACTGCCAGCGCGAACCGCCAGGCAGACGCCGCCCGTCTGCTGGATATTCCTGCGGGCGTGAAATCAAACTTCTCGGTGTTTGTGAAGGGGATAATGACCCCGGCGGCACTCGGCAATGCTGGCGGCAATATCCTGTTCTCTCTGCTGAATAACACGGCACTGAAATACGTTGGTTTCGGTCTGGGTGCGGCTGACAGCTCCAATGCGTTCCAGTCCCTGGCTGCGCATAACATTAACGCCGGTAGCACGCTGGCGGGCATTCCGTTTACAGGGAAAATGTTTTCACAGTATGGCGAATATGCACTGATGATCACCCTGAACAACGGCGTTCTCAAGGTCTATTCCGGTATGACTGATAACCCGGAAACTCTACTGACCGGATGTCCGGCATTTGATTACGTCATGCTGGGCAGAAACAGCTCGGTTTCTGGTTCTACAGTGTCAAACTCTGGATTCTGGGGAGGCTGGCTGCAGAAAGCCGTACTGTTCGATTCGGCGCTCAGTGACGCGGATATGATTGCGCAGTTTGACCTGCTCGCATAACAGCGGTTTGCCGTAGGAAGAGTTAATTTATCCCCCGGCATTATTCCGGGGGATGATTTTAATTACACCAGAGTCGACAGCAGCACATCAAAACTCGTGAATTGCTGAGCCGGGGAATAATCTTCCGGCACAAAATAGCGATATACTTTAGCCTTAAATGGTGCTGAGACGTAAAGCACATCACCGCCATTGCCTGGCGCAGACCCCAGGCGCAGAAGTGTGGGAGCGCTGTTGCCGAGTACCGAGTAGGCCCCATCCAGAACCTGCATTTTCCGCCAGGACAATGACAGCGACAGTATTCCCGGAAGACGTATATTCCACCGAAAAAGTATACCCTCCGCTTGCCCCCCTGAACGGTTGCCGCCAGTGCTGCGGATGTATTTCCCCTCTCCGGCGGGACATAATGCGATCTGCTGCTCGCTCCATGCAGACCCCGCCCATGTCGCAACGTAGACCCCGAACTTACTGAACCAGGTCCCGGAAGGATCATCCACGGTTCTGAAACGGTAAGTGATATGCGACAACCCCTCGCCATCAAACGCAAATTTCGCAGACTGAATCCCCATTTTCAGCCGTCACTTATCGCCGGGTTTTCTCCCGGCTGCAATGGCTTATACGCCAGCTGTCCCTGCGTTACGGCATTGGCAGGGCGTGTTATTTATCGTTCTCATCAGTCCATCAGTACCAATGACGCCATATTCCCCGACATGGCGGACGGCAGACGACGGGTAGGCCGACCACTGAAACAGAAGATGGACGCCATCCTCGTTAATGGCTATATCATCCGGGTAAATAGCGCGGTTGGCTGTTTCAGCCACATGCGCATAACGGGTCCATCGCAGCGTGCCGACGTCAAAGCGGTAAAGGATACCCCCGCGTTTATTTTCCCCGGTGGGGCTCCGGCTGGCGACCCCGCATCAGGCAATACACATCACCATCGGGACCTCTGCCGGTGATCGGGTACGTCCAGACCCAGTCCACATCCGGAAAGTCCAGGGTCGCATCCACCATTTGCGACACGTCGCCAGGGCGCGCGCTGCGAAAGTACCGCAGCAGGTTAACGTGCATCGACGTAAACACGTGGATATATCCCGCACCGTCCACAACCACAGATGGCTGATTATGGCCCACGTCATTGTTAATTCCGCGACCGTCCGTCGACGTTCTTACACATTCCCCGCGTTAGGGTACCATCGGCATCACGGCGAACGATTTCGACCTGATGATAACCGGCCGGTACCGTACTCTTTACACAGCCCGTAACATTCCACTCCCTGAAAGCTGTCAAGGGGATGCCACCACCCCGCCTGATTGCTCTCAGATGCCTGGCCTGAAATAACCGAAATCGACAAATCAGCCATTCACCGTTACTCCCAGATAACGCGCCCGTTTAATAAGGCGTTCTGCCACCCGTTCCATTTCACTGTCACTGAGCTTTCGGTCATAGAAAGCCGAACCATAGCCTGCCATGCTGCTGCCAGGCCTGCCTGATTAGTCCCTCCCATCCAGGTGGCAGTCGTCCCGCTGTTCACCGCCGTGGAGGTGGATTTCTGAATGCCTGAAGCCGTCACAATACCAAACGCATGCCCGGTGCTGTCACCACACAGGAATACGGCGAACGCGCCCGTTGAAGCGCAGTGATATCCGAAACGCTTGTACCGGCATCCATGACGCGCTGAAGCTTTTTGCTGGCATTCGTGCTGATACGAATATTGCGGTGACGCAGTATCCCTGCATCCGGGCCCACGTCGACCAGCACGATGAAGGTGTAAGCATCCGGCGTAAAGGTACCCAGAGTCAGACGGCTTTCCGTACCGCTGCCGCTGCAATACTTTTGCTACCAGCTGAGCAATACCGGACAGCGCAAAGGTACCTCCGAGGCTACCGAAGTTTTTAAGGCGCCGACCTGCCGGCAGCAGATCGCTTTCAAGATTGGCCCAGGCTAGCGGGCCAGTGACCGGCGGAAGATAATTATTTGCGTACGCTGATGCATCAGTGCCAGCGGCCATAATTGCTGTGCCCATAGGGGAGACTCCTTTACTGTAAGTTAAGTGCGCGCTCAGCCATACGCTGGCGGGAATTGTGATAAACGGCCTGGACCTGTTGCGCAGAAAGTGAATGGTCGAAGTAGATGAATTCAGCGATGTCGAGATTTTTGGTTTTGAACATGGCGTTATCACACCACCCGTTGCCAATGGCGATGTTGCGGCCGGAAAGAATCAGGCGATCTGCATCGGCCTCGCGCAGCATCCTGATATTCTTCGCCACCCACGGCTGATTGCCTGGTAACGCAGCCCGCTGCCCTCAAGTTTCACCACATGTGAAATGAACAGCCACTGGCCGACAGGCGGCTGTAGTGTCGGATAATGCCGGGACGTTCCCCGGTAACCGGAATTTTTCACACGCAGCCATCGCCGATCATCCCTGTCGGAAAACATCGACAGCTGATTGCCCGGTGTAGGTGTCGTCGTCATCCCGAAGTGAATACCCGTTCTGTGTGCCGTAAATCACCACGCAGTCGGTTAACGGGGCCTGTTCAGGTACCCTGACCACCGCGCAGGACAGTGTATTCCCCGGCATCGGGGATATCGGTCATCAGCGCGCCGCCCCAGGCGGAGATCGAAATGTAATTGTTATTGAATCCGGCGCGGCCTGCGGTGTCAGCGTTTATATACCCCACACGGCTTGTATACGACGTGGACTCATAGCCAAACAGCCAGTGCGCTGCTGCGCTGCTCTCCAGTACAGAGGGCACAGGTTCGACGCTACCGCCGCCTCCATTCTTGCTGACCACATCACCATTTAATTTCACGCCTTCGATAACATACCCGAAGGGGTCAACGGTACAGCGTGCCCAGTCCGGCGCGTCAAATATGGATGTTATCCCCGGCATACAGCCGCCCCTGCTTATCAACCAGAATCAGCTCGTTCCCGAATTCATCAGGGAAGGAAATAAGCGACTGCTGAATCTGACAACTCATTATTCCCGGCAACCAGCGCGCCTCTTTCGGAAAACAGATTCACCGCATAACCGAAATCATCAACCAGCGTCAGTAGCGGCCCTGTCTCTGACTGGATCAGTCTGAGTTTTCTCGTTTCGAAACCTATTCTCAGTGATCCGCCGGCTTCATATCCCCATTCATCGCATAAAGAGAGCATGGTCTGGTCATCGCTGCTGAATATCAGACCTGTTCGGGCCATGACCTCCGCCGTTACCGCCTGGCTGGATGGCCGCCACCAGGTCATATGAAGGCATACGGCGCCCGGTAGGCTGCAGCGTCCCGCCAACGTTCATCACCTCGATTGCGAGCGCGCTGTCGTCCGGCTGCGGTAGTACGTGGTCGAGCCCACCGGAATATCGCGATATCCGCCTGGGCTGCTCCAGCGTCTGATACTGCTTACTGAGCGGGATGATGTTCTGCCGAACTTCGTCATTCTAGCCATCATCTGGCGCCAGGTATCGAGCGGTTCGCCTGCGCGGTCGTTAACCGTTCCGGCCGGACCGTTAAACCAGCTCGTCAGCGCGCTTGACGTTATCCAGGAATATTCAGGCGTCGTCGTTCCCAAAGGCGGTTAAGTTCGGCCATGTTTTTTGCTCCAAAACGGTGTTCGCCAAAACGAGGGTTTGAGCGAAAGATAAAGTTGAAAGGGTTTTTTTTTGTATTAAGCAGCGTCGCCGGGTATGTGGCGTCGTCGTACTGGTAGAACGATTCGAGGTTATTCTTTAGCGGTGACCTGACAAGGTTCCGTCTGACTGCGGAGCGATCCTCCTCTACAAAGGCGTCGTAGACATGGCGCCGTTGAGCGCAGAACACCAGGCGGATCGGCTCAATGGTTGCCGACGACCAGGTCAACCTTCATCGGATCATCAAACTCGCTCAGGTGCGGGACTGACAGCTGAAAATCACCCACCCTGCTTGCCACCATCAGCCCGGATGCAGAGCCATCCTGATAGCGGATCAGCGCGCGGGGATTTTCGTAAGACCAGTCCAGCGGCTCCGTAACGGTGAACGTTGTCACGCCACCAGCCGTTGTCATCGCCTCCACCAGACAGGAAATCGTGTTGTTACCCGGAATATCATCCGTGAGCACTATGCGATCGCCCGTGTTGTAGCACAGCGCGTCCAGCTCGGTAGTGGTCTGGAACGTCACCCGCTGCTGCAGGTATTTCATCAGGCGGCGCATCCCGATTTGGTAGGCGTGATCCTGATTCAGTACCCCATCGAGTTTGTAGTTCTCGATTTTCACCGGCGTGGGATTATCAGGCATCCGGCATTTAACGGTCTCCTCTGCCCAGGTAGTCCCGTTGATGTACGTCACGTCGACACCATCAAAATCATCATCTGAGGGCACGGTAAATCCGCTCTGCAGCTCCTCCACCATCTCATGCGGAGTGATCACACCGGTCCATGGCTTAATCCCCTCGCGGTTGACCGTCGCCAGGCCATCACTCAGCAGAAAACGTGACTTCCCGGCATTGGCTATCTTCTGCAGCATTTCCAGCGCCGAGATACTGTCGCCCGTGGCGAAATCGAAATTTTCGCCCCGTGGCGTCCAGTACGCGGATTCCAGCGCGTTGATGGTGTCGACATCCATTTCCAGCCCAAGAGAGTTCGCGACATGCAGCAGCGCTCCCGAAATGGTTCTGGCCGTTCCTGAGTCGTAGGCCCGCGTGGCCACAACGTTTACGCGGCGGTCCGACTGCGCCGCCAGCTTCCCGCCCGTCTCAACGGTCACCGCCATCAGCGACACGCCGGGATAGGATGAAGGGCGCGTCAGCAGTCGCCCGCGCAGTGCCTGCCAGTACATACTGTCTCGCGCGTTGTTTGAGCCCTGCTCATTGCGCCGACGGCAGCGAACCTCTACCAGCCCCGGAGAGCTGAGGGTGATCCGCTCAGTGAAACCTAACCCGTTGACGTTTTTCAGCGCATACTCGCCCTGGTGACTCACCCACCCCGATCCGGAACCGTAGACGCGATACTGTATCTCCCACTCCACGTGGCGGATCCGTTTTTTGCCCTTACTGTCAAAGCCACAGATGCCGTTCGGGAAGGAGAAATTCACCTCGAATGCATCCACCACTTCATTCTCAGGGCAAACCAGGAACGGCCCCAGCCAGCTCAGCGTGTCGTTAAGACCAGTGGCCTCATAGTCGATCATCGTCCTGGCGGTGAATCCCGGCCATGACTCATCAACGGCACCATTAACCAGGCGCGCCACCGTCGCCGTCGTGCCGTCGGTAGAGACAATGCGGTACTCATTCCCGCGGTGAGCAAGTGAAAGCCGTTGCACCCCCTCCGGCATGCCGGAAAAGCCCGTTCCCGTGGCGCTGTTATAGGCAAGCGTCACATTCGCCGTTACTGCCGGGCTGCCGCCGGTTGATGCCGTGCCGGAGGTGTAAACCGGGGCATCACCGAAAACAGCTGCAGGCAGCGAAGAGGACGTGATCTCCCCACCCGCGAACGGACTGGCCGACTCGGTTATCAGTACGGTGCCGCCGTTGTCCTGCGCAACCAGGCCGGAGCCGGTGAGTCCCTCGGTGATGGCCGCCAGCAGTCCCGACATCGAGACGTAGTTAGCCACCAGCGACACCGGGTAGGTAACCCCCTGCCAGGTGATCGTGAACGTGCTGGAGCTGGTCGAAAAATCGTAGGTGGTCGGGGCCGCACTGGCCTGGACTTTTGCCGCACTCCCCCCGGTGCCGGGCACTGCAGCCTGACCGGGGGTATATGACGCGATAAACAGATCGTAATCGACAGAGTTAAACCCCAGCGTCACCGGCATACCTACTACCGGCGCGATCTCCGTCAGCAGCGGGCTTGCGATAACGCTGTATCCGGCCGCCGTGGTGATCTGGTAGTTCGCCGGGGCTTTAAGTTCGACCACGGCGCCAGCGACCCAGCTGGGCGGCAGTGCGTTATCGTTCTCGTCATTATCGTCACCATCATCCGTATCCAGCCCCGTAAACGTCACGCTCGATCCGGAGACGGTCATGCTGTCTGCGATAATGTCGTCTGCGTCCGGCGACGTCTGGGCCATATCCAGCCCGGTGCCGGATGACGTCCCGCCCACTTCGGTGGAGTTGACCCAGTTTTCGCTGCGCTCATCACCGGAAACGTCCGCGCCTGGCGGGTAATGGGTGCTGCTGAATCCCGGTAGCGTTGAAGCTGGCGTACTGCCAACCCGGATATCGCCATTGGTATAAATCAGATCACCGACACCGAGACACAGCAGCATCTGGACGCGCATTTTCGTAGGATCGGCGGCATCAAACCGGGTAACGGGCTGCACGACATAATCCGGATAAATACGCACGCGCCCAAAAACTTCACGAATCGCATCACCCAGTTTCGCGCTGTTTGCTTTAGCGGGGTTCAGGTCGAGGCTTCGACCTGTGGATGACGTATAGCCGCCGGCATCAATGTTACTCATCATGAACAATGAATAAGCCGCAGATGCGACGGCAATGCCCACTCCTATCCAGGCAATTGTCGCGGCCTCTAGCCCGAAAGGCACCGGATAAAGCCGGACATCACTATCAGGGCGAATCACACACTTAGCCCATTCGCCTGGCGGAATTGACTGCCCCTCAACCTCAACGGTCAGCGGTGGGACATCCCGATCCTCGTAGCCTTCAACATTTGCCACCAGCCAGCTGCGAATACTGGTTACACCATGCTCATGCGTTTCGAGTGGTTCACCGGGAAGCCGGGACGGGTAAAAACGAATGGTCATTGCCAGAACTCCACTTTGACAAATCGCCGCTTAAACCGCGGCAACGGGAGAAAGGTGACGTTCGTTCCCGGATTGCATTCCGCCACATGCAGCAGACCACCGATACTGACCACGATCCCTACATGGGTGACAGTCGACCCGGAATAACAGGCCACCCCGGCCCCTTCGCAGGGTTCGCAGCGCTCAAGGGTAAGCATCATCCGGCGCGCTTCCCGGTCGAGGCCGCCGTCGTCTTTGGTTACCCCGGCAAAATCGGGCCAGACGGGTAAATTCAGATCGCGGCGTATCTCGTTCACAATGCCGAAGCAGTCAAGTAGCGGGTAGGCTCTACCGCCCTTCTGCCATTTAACAGAACGGTATTTATCAGGGTTGAACATTGGGATCCCTTAGCTGATATAACGCAGTCCGGGGAATACAGGAAGCGTGTAGCGGTAACGTGGCCAGGCTGTATCAAGGATATTCATATAACCCGCGGTAATCTGCGCCTCTGTCGCCGTCCAGTAACCAGACTTGATTTTCAGCGTATACGGCACTTCCGCAGGGGCCGCTAAATCCGTGGAGATATAACGCCGGTACGTCAGCGATGCAGGCAATCTGTTAGCCAGGGCATTGCGGATCGCCGTGGACACAACACCGTCGATATTGCACAGGGCAAATTTGAGGTCCTGCGTGCCGTCCGCATTGCGCGCCGGCAGAGCAATGTCTATCGCACAGGCGGTAAACGTTACGGTATCGCCGTTCTCCGTCGTTGCCGTAATACCCTCGTAGCCCTGGCACAGATAATGGACGTCAGAACCAATGGTGATCTGCAGCGTCTCAATGATCACCTCCGGCCCGCTGCTGGCGTAGAGGCGTTTAATCTGAGTCATGCTTCGGCCACTCCTTATTCAGCGCAAGATCCAGCAGTGAGCTGCCGACGATCCATTCCGGGTAATTACCCCATGGGGCAGGAGCAAGGGGGCGTTCCCATAATTCAAGCGTCGCTGTGTACTTCCAGTAAATCGGGGCCACCAGTACCGGTCCCTGATAAATATCTGTAAAGCGGCATTTGTAAAACTTAATGCCTGCCGGCGTCTGCAGCTTCATCATGAACCATGCAGCCCCGTCAGATAACGCATCACGGAACCAGGACTCAAACGCCAGTCCCTGCGCATCGGTTTCCATAAACCAGGTGATGCTGGCCTGCGTCGGTGTGGATATAAGCTCGTCTTTGCCGCGCGCGGCCGGTGGTTAACTGGGTTCGTTTTAACGGGCTTACAGGCTGGAATCCGTATCCTTCCTGTAATGGCATCGGAAGACTGTCATGCGGGTAGTAGATATCAGTCATCACTCTAACCCTCTGCCTGGATATTTACTGCGCATTGCCTTACCAACTTCCATCTCCTCTCAACACTTGCGCAGCAACCTGATCAAGGGCTTCCGTTGTCGCCCGCTTCTGCGTTTGAGCCATGGAGAGAGCCATCTGATCAGGTGTCACACCGGGCGGCGTATGGAAATGCTGCTCAATGGG